CGCATGCCAGACTGGAGAGTCTTTACCGGTGACAACGACCAACGCGCGATCATGCAGGTAATCCAGCTCACGGCGCAACTCAAGCGCGGTGACGGCGCCCTGCACGTCGTTAACCACCTGCAGGATCAAACCTTCATTCGCGCCAATCGGGCGTGCCGAATTCAGCGTTTCAAGAATCAGCCAGCGCAGCTGCTCGCGTTTCTGCTTTTCGATATCGATAGCCATGTTATTTCTCTCCACGTAATGCGTAGATCTGGGCGGCGATCGAATCAAGCTTGGCGTGGATCACCACCTCTTGCCGGATTGCATCTTCACGCCGCATGTACTGTACTGGCAGGTCGGCCTTGAGCTGCAGCAGCTCTCGCTCGACAGTGCGCCACCCATCGCCTTCATCGCGGATGGATTTCTCCAAAGATGTAAATCTGACATCAAGCGCTTTCTCACGCTGTTCGCGCAGTTGCGCCTGCGCTTCCTGACGCTCATCCAGGCGTAACGTAAATTGCCTGATAATGATTTCGACTAACACCCAGCCACCGGCGACTAGCGCCACAAAACAGGCCCCCAGAGCTTCTACCAACGTCCAGAATTCAATCTGTATCACGTTCACCGCAATCCCCTTTTTTGTTTTTGTTCAAGAATTCCCTGGCAATCAACACAGCGTTGAACACCCGGTATTGCGACTCGACGCTCTTCAGGAATGGGCGCTCCACAGTCTTCACACTCTTCTGCCGATACCCCATGAGGCGCTTTCGACCGCTGGGCAGCAATTGCCGCCTCTCGTGAGGCGGCATCGATCATTTGCGCTCGGTCGTACTGATCCATTACAGGTGATCGTCGGCCGGGGTGAAATCCAAGTAGTATTTCTGGCCAACCTCAAAGTGACCGAATAGCGCCGAGTTTGCGATGTAGATTGATAGCGTCGCATCTGGGCTAAACTTGGCATAGGTGTTGTCTTCATCGGAACCGTCTGCTGGATAGCTGCTGGACTTGGCTACCGCATTGAAATTCAGACGCTCTCCGATCACCTCTCCATCAGATGATTTAAATTCTTCAACTTTTGCTACTACCAACTTTGCGCGCATCTTGCTCACTTCACCTGCTCCTGATTAATTGATTTACAGATGATCGTCTTGCCACGGCTTTCCGCCGCCGACTCGAACACCCAAATACATGCCCCAGCGACGCCATGCCGGGATGCCAGCGACACTGCAGGCCTCCTTCAACACGGCATCGGCTACAGGACGTTCAACGATTTTTGATTTGTACAGCCAGTCATGGACAACTGCCGCCTCATGGCTGGTATCGCCAAAGAGCGCATAGATGAGGGGCAGTCGCGGCACACTGGCAAAATCAGTCACGAAACCTGCTGGTACCGTGATGGTCTTTCCTACAACATCCGACTGATACCGGAAGTCATGATCTAACTGCCATGCGCCGCGCCCTTCGTTCTCGGTGTCGTCGAGCAGCGTGACATCAAGTTTGTCCAGGAACGCACTCACGGCAGAATGCCAGCCTTCTGGCCACCGACTACTGCGGCTGCGCCTACCGCAGCTGCACCTAATCCGGGTGACGCTAAAGCCGCTCCAGCTGCTGGTGCGAGGGCTGGAAGAACTGGTGCCAGAGCTGCCGCAACCGCAGCCTTTGCAGCAGCATCGATTGCCTCCTTGGTTGCGCCGGCTGCTATCTGCTGGCCTTGGAATGCGGCAACGCCTTGCTCCTTCAGATCAACGGTGAAGTTGTCGCCATCCTTGCTGATGTGGGCTTCGAGATTGGCAATTTCCTTGCCGTTATGCACATCGACGGCACAACAGATTGTTGCACCGGCATCATCCTTGAACGGCTTTACCGAATAACTGGCATTGCCGGCATACTGAAGCGATGCACAGGCTGAAAGGGAAATGGCATACGCAATTCCAATACCGATCAATACAATCTTCCTCATGACTACTCCTTGGGGTTGGTTAAAGTGATGTGATAGACGCCCAGCACCGTGAGCAACTCTTTCAGGGAATCGACAAACGGCTGGACTGGGGTTTTGCCAACCCATGCCAGCACCAGCCATACGACCAAGACCAGAAAACCGATCAGGATTTTTTGTTTAGTGTTCATCGAATACCTCCTTGTAGCAGGCGATCCAGTCGGTAGAGAGGCAGGTCTGCGCTTCCTGTATCGTCATCGTTGGCTCGGGCGCGCAGATCAAGCTGTGCAGGTGGTCCTCAAGCTTGTCTTTTGCGTGGGCACTCCACTCGGTGCCGTCATAGGCTTGCGGCCATAGATTCTTGATGTCGTTGTTGCATCCCAGCTCAAGCGAGCACAGATGATCAATCTCGTAGCATGCATGCCCAGGGCCTGTGCAATCGTCTCTGGTTTCTTGCTGCATCCCATATTCGGCATATATCTGGCGTTTAAGCTTGTCAGGAACATTGCGGACAAGGCTGGTGGATGCGTGAGGGCAAAGATCAGAGAGAGCGACATCGCGCACCACATCAGAAGATGTTGCGCCCGGCGTCATGTCTGGATCAGGAAGGTCTGCTGCATAGGTTGGCAGGCAATATGCGCATAGCAGAAAGAGCAGCACAACAACGATTACCGTAGTGACAATCTCTTCGAAATTATTGCGTTGCTTCATGGAAGAGGTTCTCCCATTTCCGGCAGTTTTCCAGCCTTGAAATCGACCAACTTCAGACCAGCCGTGTATTGGAAATGCGGCATCTCCCTGAATGACTTCCAGCGGCCAGCCCACTCGAAGCTATACTTTTCTCCAAGCGCGCCCACCTGATTCCACAAGTCCGCATCCTGCTTTGCCAGCGTTCCCCATACTGGCTTTCCATTACGCATCGGGACGACATCAAAAGCCACTCGGTACTGATGCAGGCTATCGCCAGCGCGAGCGTCGGTTACGACAGGCCCATGCGCACTGCGACCTTGGGCGTAAAGCTTGGACTGATCGGCTGGGCAGCGATAGGTGCAGGTAACGAGCAGTTCGATACCGGCCTCTTTGGCAGCATTGATAAAATTCAACGCACGGATTTTTGCAGGCAGGATGAGCGCATCCAGACTTCGGCTGGACTGATCAGGATTAAAAGGGGCGGGCGTTGTCATGCCGCCAGAATAGGCGGACTTGATTGGATGATTAAGGCGGAAACGTTTCCGCCCGGATTGACCGGGCGGAAGTGAGGGAAGCTTATGCGGGGATGCTTAGGTTGTCAATGTGACTCGTTTGACGGCCTAATCCTGCCAAGATTTTACGACACCATTATCCGTATAGACGTAGGCTTTGATACGCTGAGAATTATAAATGTGCTGGATACTCACGCCGCTTGCAGATACTGTTCGATTGTTCTTTTCAGGCCATCCATAGGCCGTAAAAAGATCGCAAACACTCATGCCGATCTTTAATTTTGGATTTTTTGCCAAATCAGAATTAACTGTCAGCTTTCTGCGGGCTGCCTCATTCAAGACAAATTGAAATGAACCATCAAAATCAAGGGGGTTTAATTCCCTTGATTCATTGCGAATTGCCGATCCATAAAGCGCACACATCTCAACATTAGAGAGAGACTTCAGGAAATCAGGGGCATTTTCTTTAAGCTTTTTCTTGGCGTCTGCAATACTCTCTGCTTCTGCTTTATCCTTTTCTGCACGACGCTTCTGTTCTGCTTTTCTTGCAGTAGCTTGCTGAGCCTTTAGCAGAGAATCATGCGCAGCCTTTTCCTCGGCCTCACGCCTTTGGGCTATTGATGGATCGTAGCCACCTGCATTCTGATCGTATCCACCGTCAGAAAAACATGGCCATGAAATTAATAAACAAACTGCAGAAACAATAAGATATTTCATGATCTTCCCCTTTAAAGACTGAACTCTAAAACAACTTATCCTGTCCGTCATCAAACTCAACACCTGACTGGATGTTTCTGATCTGGCGCACCGTCAGACGGAATTCGATCGCAAGCTGGCGTTGTGACTTATCTGAAGCGCGGATCTGTGTATTGCGTATGAAACGGATCGCTTCTTCACACTTTGGCATCGGGTAACTTTCGCCACCATAGTTCTCGATCAGCTTCATCGCCGCATCGTGCCCGATAATTTTCACCAGGACATGAGCGCAGTCCCATTTCACCGGAACCCACATTGGAATGCCGGGGTAATGCTCCACAAGTTTCAACGTGGCAGCCAGGCCGATCAGATCTGCAAATTCGCGAACAATGCCAGGCAGAAGACGCTCATCGATAGCTATATTGAGCACGCTGGCAGTCTTGATCAGATCGCTCACTTGCTTGCCCCCTTATAGTTTCTGGTGCGCACCAGGGCGCCTGCAACCTGCCACAGCTCGTCATAAGACATCATCTCAAGACGACGCTCGATGCCGTGCTGGCGCTTGGCCACGCCCTCGGCATAAGCCTTGCCGACCTTCATGTCGATACACACCGCGCAGATCTTGCGCAGCAGCGGCTGCTTATCCTGCGCAGCCGTCTTGATGAAAGCCCACTCGTTTTTTGGCTTGTCGTTCTTCCACCCGCGCGACGTAAGGTGCTCAAGTACGCGACGGCGTCCGGCATGGTCCAGATCCTTGCTCGAATTCACGCGACCGATCGTCCATAGCATGCTGCGGTAGGTTTCGTCATCGAGACCGAGCTGCTGCTTGGCGATGTGGATCTGCGCCAGTTCTCGGTTGCGGATGTTGGGTGCCTTGGCCATTGCTAGTCCACGATCTCAACAGACTCACATACCTTGCAAAGATGGCTGATCGCAGCTTTACCGCTGGCCCAGTCAGGCATGAAAAAAACAATTTTCTTTTGAAAATACTCATCCTTAGCCACTGCTCGTTTGCCAAATACTTTTTCTGCTTTAGCCCGCTTTGCAGCAGAGACCAGAGGCTTCACACTCTTCCGCAAAAAATTCTGCTCTGGGTGCACCTCACTGTCAGAACACCACAGACCTTTGAACGTACCATTCACATAGGTCATGACCCGGAACGTCATTCCTGATGCACGGGCTACTTGCAGGTCGACGCGATAGCCATCGCACATGAGCCTTACGCTTCCCCAAGGGGAAGAGAGCTGCTGCACTAGTACAGCCTGCTGTTCTTTACTGAGTTTCATGACCTTCTCCGTTAAACCGTCCTCCACAGCCCGCTGATTTAACGGGCTGCAGGCGACGTTCTAAACTAGTGCAGCCTTCAATGCGGCAGCAGCGCTGAAATGCGGCGCTTTCTTGGCGGGGATCTGGACAGCTTCACCCGTGCGAGGATTGCGGCCATTGCGTGCGGCGCGCTCCTTCACGGTCAGCTTGCCGAGGCCGATCAGGGTTACTTCTTCACCCTTGCCCAACGTGCTATGAGCAACGCGAGCCTGTGCGTCCAGGACAAACTTGATTGCAGTCTTCGATGTGCCGGTGTTCTGCGGATCGGCTGCGATCGCATCGATCAGTTGTGCTTGATTCATGGTGTTTCCTTTCAGTGGTTGGCTTTGTGAAGCAGGCTGAGATCAACCGACTTCAAAAAGCCGCCCGGAGGCGGTAAGGGAGGAGATGAGCGTCTGCCTCCTAGTACACGTGTGCCCGGTGCAGCCGGTTGAACACGCGGCGCAGGCAGTAACTGCGCGCGATCGATACGATGGTGTAGATCACGCCCAGGGCGAGGTTCTGTTTCATGCTGATGTGCCAGCCGAAGATCGGGAACACGGTGAAATTCAGCACGGTGTTGATGCCGAACCCGACCACGATGTTGATCACGGCTTCGATCAGGGATTGGCGGCGGGTCTGGCTCATTCATCTACCTCCAGTCCATCTGAAGCCTTCTGAACCGGACTAGGCGTATGCTTCAGCGCATTGAACTCGGAGCGCTTATACCCTGGGATTGCTGGCGTTGCAGCAAGTGCGATTCCGGCCAAAATAGCCATCAGACCGTTATGTTTCATGCCACCACCTCCTCAGTCGCATCCTTCAGCAACGCGTTGACCAGCTTGTCGACATCGCTGTCGGTCGGCTTGATCACCACGGCATCTGTATCGGCCACCACGTTGCAACCGATGCGCTTGAGGTCTGAAACAGCCACGTTGGCCAGCGCAGCTTTGCTGACGGTTTCCTTGCTAGCGATCAGCACATCCGCTTGGTCGCCCAGGTGCTTGCGGATCAGCAGGATGGTCTTTTCTTCATCGGCGATACTGATGCTGCCTTTTTGTTTGGTGAACCCGACCTTCACACCGTGAAAGATCACCGTGCGCGGCTTGACGAACAGCTTGTCTGATTCTTCGATGATGGCCTTCAGCTCATCGTGACGCTGGGCAGTTGTGGCCACGGCGCGCTTGAGTGCCGGCATGTGCTGGCGCTTCAGCGCCTCGATGCCGTCGTTGAGGCTGGTGACGATGTCGACCAGTTTTCCGCGTGCCTCGGAGAAGGCTTTGGTGCGGGCTTCGATATCTACTAGGGATGTCATGTGTTCTCCTTGGTTAAGTCGGGATGTGAAGCTGACCGACCAGATCGGCCAGCGGAATGTTAGAAAGGCGGCTTGCCAGATGCAGCGAGTGCAGCGCGCGGTTCTTCAGAAAATCCAGCGTCTCCTGCAGTTCCTCCGAGTTGCTGGCCACGTAGTAGCCGGTAACGGGCGTGCCGCAGATCGCAATGCCTTCGTCGCGCACTTCAGATACCAGCTTGCGCACGTGGCGTTCTGTTGCATGCAGCTGGATCGCCAGATGCGTGGCGCTGATGCCTTTGCCCTTGCCGATGTGTGATGACATACGAGACATCAAGTCATGCTTGGTGGCCATCATTTGCTCCTTGGTTGAGGTTCTTCAGGGTGTCTTTGAGGCTTAATGGCGAACCGCTGCGGATCTGTTTTTTCTGACCCGTTTGCAGCCCACCGTGGCGCTTGCGTTCTTCGGCCTTGGCTTCTTGCTTGGCCTCGGCCTTGTCGGCAAATCCAGCGATGACGGTGATCAGGTAACCGTGACTCTTGAGTGGCAGCGTCAGGCTCTCGCGCTTATTCAGCACCTCTTCCAGCCCCTGTTGCCAGTAGGTATGCGGTGCCGAGTAAATACGGCCACCGCGCTCGATCTTGCCGGTGTCGATCATCGGCAGCAGCTCACCTAGAAGGCTGGCCAACCGATCCATTGAGAGCTGACGCTGGGCCGGGCGAAACAGACCGACGTACTGGATCAGCAGCTTTCCGAGCGGGGACGGCAGCTGCAGCGCGATCTGCACCGCTTCACGCGCGCCGTCATGGCCGAGCGCAGCATCGAGCGAGATCACGGCACCGCAGTTCTGGCAGGTCAGGCGCACAGCGCCTCCAGATCGATCGCTGCCAGATACGCCTTGATGCGCTTGGTATCCGGTGCAGGGAACACCATGCGCACCTTGCCGGGCAGCTGAATAACCAGCTGGCCATCGGCATCAACGCAAACATCGTGCGTGGTCATGCCGCGCTCAGGCAGATCCTGCGGCGTCACTTGCTGTACTTCCTCAGCGCGCTTGAATTCAAGCACGTTGGACTCCTGCAGGTGATTCTGTTCTTGCTGCTTCTCTGGTTTGATGACTGGTGGCGGAAGGTTGGTCAGGCGTCGATCTTCCAGCAGCAGCTCTGGCGTAACGCCATCGGCAAGTCTGTAAATCAGACCGTCCTTAATGATCAGGCCCTGATTAATCCTGTTCTTGATGAATGGCTTTACTGAAGTTGCGCCTGATATTTCAATCAGCTTTGCATTGGTCGCCTGACCATGCTCGGCGAGATATTCGAGCATGACGCGAGCACGGCTTTTTCCTTCTCTTGGCATGACGTTCTCCTGTTGATGTGGCTGTTCAGGCGCTTTCCTTGGCTGTTCTGAACGGCGCGGTGGCTGTGTATTGGCTGGGCTTTTGAACAAATAGCTCAGGCTGTTATTGGTCCATTTAAAGATGCCATCCTGTGGCTTGATACCTGTTGGCCAGTAGACCACCTGCGTCTTTCCGCCCTTGGTATGTTCTGCACGATTGATCAGCGTCGGGATCGAGTTGAACATCTGGTCCAGCATCATCTGAAGCGTGGCAGGCTGTAGCCCAGATGCTTCAACCAGCGCATCAAATGGCATCGGGTTGCGCGAATCGTAGCCAGCCATAAAGGCAATGATTTTCTTCGCCTCCATGATCAGTTCACGCTCACCGGCACTTGGGCCATGCCGTAAGACAAAACCTGATGCTTCTCGCAATGCAGCTGCAGGCCGCCATGCTCTGATTCAAGCCATAGAATGGCTTTCTCACCTTCATCAGATGGCATGCACCCGGCCACCACGTCAGCCTTGTCGACCTGAACTGGATCAGAGACCAGCGTATGCACGCCAGAGATCGCCAGCACCCACACCAGGGCATAAAAAGCAGAGATCAGATGCTGTTTCATATCAGTTCCCCTGCTCGGTCCATTGCACGCGGACGCCCATGACATTGCAGCGCCACATGACATGCGTTGCGGTGATTTCATGCTTGTAGGCCAGGTATTCGCGCTTCAGCCAACCGCAGCGGGTTGAGAGTGCGATGCGCACAATCGGCGCGCGGCGCTCGGACTGAACGATGATCTCAAGCGGGGTGAAGCCTTCCACCTCCAGCCAGTTGATGGCTTTGCTGGCCAGTTGAGCATGGTGCTTGATACGTTCGATTTCACGTCTTGCACGCTGATCAATTTCGATTTCCATTTGCATGTCACTGCCCCTTCTTGGTGGAGTTGTGTTCACAGCCTTGGCAGGTACGCCAGTGCTTCATGGCGCGCGGGCTGCTGGTGGGTACGGCGCTGGTGTGGTGCTTCTTGCACACAGCCAGCGTGATTTCGTCGCCGCTGAACGGGCAGATCACACGGCCGTAGGTGTTAAGCACCAGCACCTCGATCTTGTCCGTCTTGGCTGGATACTTGCCGTCGACCACCAGGCTGATGGTGGTGCGCGATACGCCCAGCTCCATCGCCACGGCAGCCTTGCTGCTGCGCTCTACGGCCTGCTTGAGCATGGTCAGCCACATAGCGGCACCTCGCTCTCGGTGTTCGGGTCGTAGATCGTGCCCTTGCCCTTGCGCCACACCGGCGCCAGCGGCCCGGTGTCCTTGTCATCACTCAGCCAGTAGCGGATGAAGCCGTTGCTAGTCAGTGCGGTACCGGCCTCGCGCTTGGCCATCTTCATCAGATAGCCTGACTTCTCCAGGGCGCGGACATACTTTCCGATGTTGCTGGCGATGTCTTTCTCACCACCCTGGGCGACCAGCATTTCGAGATCCGGGATGCTGAACTTGCGGCGGATGCGAATGGCACGCCATACGCGGATGCGCAGGCTTTCCTTGTTGACCTTGGGGGCTGTCCATTCACGTGGGCCACTGCGCAGCGTCTTGCCAGCTGCAGCGGCCTCGCGTCCGGCGTCGGTAAGCTGGAGGCAACCCATGTCCGTCTTTACCAGCAGCTCATGCTTGCGCAGCTTGAGCGTGGCACGCTCCACCTGCAGCGGCTTGAGGCCAGTGATCTCGCACATGCGGGCTTCGGTGACGCACTCGGTGGGCGAGTGCTGCGCGATGGCCGTTAATAGCTGTTCTGCGATCCAGGCCATTTAACGGGACTCCAGTTCAGCGATGATGGCGCGGGCCTCTTCATATTCACGCTTGAGTGCGCGTGGGAATATCCGCTTGACCAAATCCAGCAGCCTGTCGCGCTGTTGCACAAGCTGGTTTGCATGAGCTGCAAGATGGAACATGCCTCCGGGTGGACACATTTCCAAATCAACTGTCGGGATATCAACGCAGGCATTGATGCAGGCAACAATGCGTCTAGCATTTGGCTTATAGCCAATCTTGCAAATCTCGCCTTTTATCCCCTCGATATTGCTGTTGCATTCGATGATCCAGGGGTGAGATTCATGCTCTGCGATGCTCCAAGGCTCTGGCGTGTGACGCGGGCCTGCTTTCATGCAACGATTAAGGCACCCCATCGTGTCTGGGCATTCACCACAGTCATATCTTGTGTTTTCACTCATCTCAGCGCCCTCCCACCACAGCCTTAACCATGCGCGGGCGGCGAGCCTGCCAGTAATGGGTGAGGGTCTGGCCAGCCATGTCAGCCAGCGCGATCTTGTCGGCACCGTTGCGCAGCGCAGTGCGTTCGCACGTGGCGATGGCGTTCATGATCTCGCGCATGCGGCCTGCGCTCTGGCGGTGGATCTCGGCAACCAGGTCGTCGGCGATCTGCACCTCGGCCAGCTGGTCGCAGGTGAGCTTCACGTCCTCGATCGTGCTTGGCATGAAGGTGACTACCTTGGCAATACGGCTGCTGATCTGCGCGTGGCGTGCGATGCGGGCTTGCACCTGCTCCATGCCGACCAGCACCACCAGCACTTCGGTGAGGTCTGAGAGGTCGCGGATCGCTTCAAGCACCTGGGCGTTGTCGCGTAGGCAGTGCTCTACCTCATCGATCACCAGCGGGATCTGCTGGCCACCGATATATCCGGCGATGCGTCCGAACACTTCCTTGGCACGGCCGCGTGAATCAAGCTTCAGCGACTCGGCCAGCTCGGTCATGAAGTAGCGCGGCGTCCACTCCACCTTGGCGCGCAGGTAGGCGGCCCCGTTCTGGATCGCCCACTGGTCGACCGTGGCAGACTTTCCAAACCCGGCCTCGCTGGTCACCAGCATCAGGCTGGCCTCGGCTGCGCCACGGTTCTCGACCGCGCTGATGCCAGTGCGGAAGCGCTCATAATTGGTTGTTTTGACAAATTGTTTTTTCACGCTGTAAACTCCTATCTCTCGTTGCTTCAAAAAAGGCCATGCGGTAGCTCGTAACTACCGTGTGGCCACCTCTCTATCGCCGAAGATGTCTTCCCACTCGGCGGTTAATCTGTAGTAGTTGATCCAAGCATCATCCACTGACGTGATCTGATCGGCATTGCCCATCAGCCAGCGGTACTTGCCTGCGTCGGTGTCGAACATGGGGCGTGCGGCCTTGGCTTTCGGCATCTCGATCACATTGGCCGGGACCATTTCGCGCACTTCCTCGATTTGGTCGACCGCCATTACCGGCAGCTCATAGGCTTGCTGGTGCTCGATCAGCAGCGGTGCATCCAACTCTTCCTGAGCCTCATCGATCTTGGCCTGAGCGCGCTTGATGCGGCCTTCGGCACGCTTTTGAACGGCCTGCTCGATGAACGATTGCGGGAAGTAGCTACGCTTGTTGGCCTCAAAGCCTGCAACGCAGATCAGGCGGCCGCTTTGCTCGCGCACCCACACGCGACTGGCGTCGTGGATGTCATACCCGACGCGGACCATCTCGCCGTGGTAGTGCTCCAGATTCGGGTGGAAATAGGTATTGCCGAACAGACGAACCTCAGCACGGGTAGTCTTGGCCTCTTTATATGGTCGGAACAGGTCATCTGCTTCGTTCGGCTCGACCATGACAGGTGCCCAGTCTTGGGTTTTTCCATCCTCGACAGCCCGTGCCCATGCTTCATTCGGTGATTGGTGGCGCACCTTTCCGGTGATTTCATCGCGCACCTTTGGCAACGCGCGGTGCGGGCGGTTGTTGTAGTCATCCACCTGCAACTGGCACCACTGAACAAACTCATTCCAGGGCATCAGTAAGCGCGATGTTCCGGTGTTCTTGATGTCTGCGCGGGTGACTTTGAAAGATTTCTGCTTGGCCTCGCGATCCATCGGTGCGCCCATGTAGGTTGGCAGTGTCTTGGCACCGCGCACCCATATCGTCTGATGCGATCGCTCTTCAATCCCGCGCGCCTGTGAGTTGTAAGGCAAGCTATGCGTGAGGGTAATGTCCAGCCTGGCCATGAATCCGGTGGCCTCGTTGCTCATGGCCTCGTTTTTGAATCCTGATCCGTTATCCACATAGAAAATGGCCGGAATTCCACCTGTCAGGCAGGCATTGAGC